ATTTTATATGCCGAAACATTCTCATGTTTGCGCTCTTTGCCATTACTCCTTCAAAAGGCAGGTGATGCCGTTGTAAATAGGCATGAAAACCCATTGCTCCTAGACCAATACTTCGCTCTTGCATAGCACTGTAAGAAGCTCTCCAAAGCTCTCGAGGAGCGTTTTCAATAAAATAGCTAAGTACATTATCTAGCATATTTACTAAATCAGGAATAAAATGGGGGTGATGTTGCCACTCGTCAAATTCTTCTAGATTTACACTTGATAGACAACATACTGCAGTACGATCTTGATCTGTAGCAAGAGTAATTTCACTACAAAGATTTGAGTGATGTACTTGCAATCCTTTGTCTTTTTGACACTGGGGAAGTGCATTCTGTACAGTATCTTCAAACATGATATAGGGCTCACCAGTTTCTACTCGATTCTGAATGAGTTTTACCCAAAGTGTTTTTGCAGAAACGCTTTTTGTGACTCTACCTGAATGAGGATCTACCAAGTCCCAGGAGTCGTCGAACGCTTCTTCTCTTGTAGCAGTCTCGATAAGCTCCATAAACTTATCTGAAATAATTATTCCATGGTGTAAATTCGTAGACTTTCTATTAACATCTCCGCCCGTAGGCTTACGAACATCAAGAAACTCTTCTACCTCTGGGTGTGAAATATCAAGGTATGCAGCATAGCTTCCTCGACGAGTAACACCTTGGCTGAAAGCCAACATTTCGGCATCTACCACTTTTAAAAATGGAATAACTCCTGTACTTTCGGAGCCATTACTCGTTTTCGAGCCCACACTCCGGACCCCGTTCCAACAACCTCCAACTCCGCCACCTACACTACTAAGAAAAGCATTCTCTGTGTAATGACCAGTAAGACCTTCTCGACTATCTTCTACATAATTAAGAAAACAACTAATTGGCAGTCCTCGAGTAGTTCCACCATTTGATAAAATAGGGGTACTAAACATAAACCAAAGTTTACTAGCATAGTCATAAAGTCTTTGTGCATGAGCTTCGTCATTTGCAAAAGCTTTAGCTGCTCGTGCAAAAGCGTCTTGTGGAGAAATTTCTCCATCAATCAAATATCTGTCTTGCAAGGTTTTCTTACTAAATTCTGATAGATAACGATCTCGTCGATAATCTACTGTAACATTAAACGACACTTAACAATCTCCTTTCAATATCTGATATATTATCAGCTCCAATTGCATCATCGCAATAAGTTATTAAATCCATAAGTTCATAGTTTTGTAAAATCTGATCTGCATTTTGGTTTAATGCATGCATAAACTTATAACTGCTTGGTATAGGAGTAGCATCGTAAATATTCATTGCATCTCCATACTGTTTAATTAATTGTACAGCTCTTTTAGGCCCAATACCAGGGATGCCTGGAACATTGTCTCCTTTATCCCCAGTTAAACATTTCAAAGAGATATACTCTTCGGGAGTACATTCGTAATGTTGAGACCAATTATCAAGCGTAACTTCCTTCCTCGTTACATATGAAAATCGGGCAACATTTTCTTGAATAAGTAAATCCCAGTCTCTATCACTAGAAACAAGCCAGATATATTCTAATCCATACTTATCTCTTTCTTTAACTAGATGGGCAGCAATATCATCTGCCTCCACTCCTTTATATCTAAGTATAGGGTACCCCGCTTCTTTTAATACCTCTAAGGAGGCTTCGTACTCTTCAAAGAACTCTTCAAATGCAATTCTTTCTTGTTCTGTCTGCTCTGCAAACTTTTCTTTTCTATTTTGCTTATAGGCGGGACTTATGCCCTTTCTATAGCTAGACGATCCCCAATCTGATGTAATAATTAAATTTTTACAATCATATGATTTTGCAAGGGATTCCACAGTGCGTTGATAATCATATCGAAAATCTGTACGTCCTTGATGTTTCCATCGAAAAGCTAAGTTTAAAGAATCTACTATAAGAGTAGTTCCCTCACTTGGATTTATAATTTTTTCACTAAAATTGAATGCCATTCCTTAAAAACTCCACTGTTTCATTTTCTAGCCAAGTATCTGCTAATAGTATGAAGCAGTTCAAAAATTGTATGTACATCCACTCTTCTGTTCCCTTTGGCTGTAAATTTGTTACAACAAATACAGGAGAGCGGTTGTACTTAAAAAACAGTAAGGGCTCTTGATCCCCTCCTGCCGCTTGTTTTTCTACCTTTTTCCACCAACGAATAAGATTATTTGTCTTTTTCGCAGTGAATATTTTATCGGATAAAGGGGAAGTTTCATAGTTTTTTACTTCAATACAAAATCTATTTTTCTCATTAGGTACATATAAGTCGCCTTTTAAGTACTCAAGAGCCCCTGAATTAGGAACTCTTTCGAATTGCAGATTAGTCGCTGTTCGAAGCATGTCTCGTACTAGGTACTCTCCTCTTGCTCCTTTTGCTCTACTATCAACCATCTATAATATCATCCAACGCTGTTAATCTTTCTTGGGCTTCTGCGAACTTTGCGACTTGAGTGTCAATTGCTTCTATAATTTCCGGATGCTCTCCGATCCCCACAGGGTTTTTCATATATACTACTATGTTCACTCGGGCTTCTTCCATTTGAGCCCTGTACTTCATTTGTAGTGCTTGTACTAACGCTTCCGTCATTTCTATCATTTAATTCCTCCTTCAACTCTTCTTCTTTCGCTTTAGATAATAACCATGTTCTACGTTGTGCTGCTAACCTTCTTATAGGTTTTGTCATTCAAGTGCGCTCACATTTTCTTGTTTTACGACTTCAATTTTTTCTAATAGAGGATGAGTCCATCCATGACTAACTACATAGGTATTAAGGTTTTCCTCGCCTAGTAATACTTCTACTAGCTTCTCTCTACCTGTTTCGTCTAATACGTTTATTACTTCATCCAAAAAAAGAATATTGATTCGTGACTTAGAAATACTACTCATTAACTTACGAATTGCTATGAGAGTAGCGGTATTTACTCTTGCAAGCTCTCCACTAGAAAGAGCAAGAATATCAACAATGTTTCCATTGTCAGTTATTTGCACATTTAGCTTATCATTACTTACAACAAATTCAAGGGTAAAACGCCCGTCTGAAAGTTCCCCAAGATAAGTATTTACTAACTCTTCGAGCTCTTTTACTAGATTTTCGATCTTGTAAGCAATTAAGCCGTTTGTGCTAAATGCCTTCTTCAACACTTCCAAGTTAGAATATACACTTTCGACTTTATTTAAAGACTCCTGTGCTTCTTCTAACTGTTCGATAAAACTATCTGTTTGCTCTTGTATTACTTGGATTCGCGTATTTTGTTTTGTTCTTCTTTCATTTTCCGACGCTGTTTTCGCCACAGACTCTTGCACCGAAACCAAGTCAGCTCGTACTCTTGCCAAGCGCTCTTCAAGCTCTCGCTTGTCCAAGCTGGCCATTGGCAGAGTTCGATCAATGCTTCGATAAAGGTCTTCCCAATCTCTCTGCATTTTGTTCTTATACTCAAACTGTTCATTGTTTCGTTTAATTTTTTGTATTCTTGTTGTAATTTCACGCATTTTCTCCTCAGCGAACGAAATCTTTGTAGACTCCTCAGTAATTAGACTCTGCTTAAAAGACTCATGAACAGGCTGCTCACAAGTTGGGCATTTATGCTCCAAATCTTCTAGCTTTTTCATCAATTTACGAGACCCCGTTATGACCCCGTTAAGATTACCAAGTTCCGATTGCAAGGTATCATAAGACTCTTTCTCTGCTACATCTATACTCTGTATCTTCTCAATATCGATTTGCTTCAATAAGTCTAGGTACTGATTGTTTTTTGAGATTTTTTTATTTTTTTCGGAAATATTTTCAATTTCTTTTGTTAATGAACGGAAATCAATCTCAAGTTCTTCCGTATCTTTTTCAAATTTTAACATTGGCAGTACGGTAGTATCGCTCAATTTATTATCAGTTAACCACTTGTCCACTGTAGCAATTTTTGAACGTATGCTAGAAACCTCAAGAGATAGGTCTCTTGATACACTTTTAAATAGTTCAAAAAGTTCTACATATTCTTCAAGGTGCAGAAGGTCTATCAGAAACTTTTTACGAGTTGTATCTGTAGCAGTTAAGAACTGCAGACTCGCATTTGTGTTCTGATACACTAACTGTGAAAATGTTTTGAAGTCTGTACCGATAACTTCTTGAATGGTTTTAAAGGTGTTAGTTGCAGTATGGCTAGAAACATCTTCACCATTTTTTACAAATGCAACTTTGATATTTGACTTTCTATCTATTGATACAGTATATTCATCAGAGTCTTTAGTGAACTCTAAATGAATACTGTACCCATTATTTATGTATCTATTAGGTATATCTGCTTTTTTAATACCCTTCGAATTTTTATTAAAAAGGGCTTCTTCAATAATTAACGGTATGGAGGATTTCCCCATACCGTTAGTACCAATTATTTGAGTTACTGTATTTTCTTCTAGGTCCAAGACATTTCCTGGCCCATAGCTAAAGCAGTTATCCCATCGAAGTTTTTTGAGCGTAATCATTAAAAGTACCTACTATATTTTTAATCTTGCTTTCTTCTAACTCTAAGATATATGCTAAATATTCTACTAACTCTTCTTGGATGCTCATATCTTTATTTATTACTAATGCTGCTTCAGTACTGCGCCTTACAACTTTTTTGTCTAATAAATCACTATTCTTTACATTTGCTAAGTCTTGAATATCCCCTTCTAGCTCATATATAGTATGGTGATAGTTTGTAGGCTCCATCTCATCCGGAGAAGAAACTGTCTTACGAAGCAGCTGGGGAAGCTCAAAAGCATCCCACATCCAGCTCCAATTAGAGGGATTAATAAGAATATATCCTGTAGAGACTTCCGTTCTATGAAAAGAAGTAGTCATAGGACTTCCAGGATATACAATATTTCGTTGCGTATTACTATGTGCGTGTAAGTCTCCAGAGAAAACTACGGGAAAGTCCTCAAATCTGTCTAAGTCTACTTCTGGCTTGACATGAGGAGGAATCTCTCCACGAACATGAGTAAACAGCGGAAAGTTGGTATTAAACTTTTCAATACTTTCCTTTCTATGAAGATCCGCATAAGGCAGTATACCAAACTGCATATCAGGATCAATATAAGAAATATCTATTATATTTACCAGAGGATTGATATCTCTAGTAACTTGTTTTAACTGTGTAAAAAATGTTTTGTTCTTTTTCGTTGCTTCGTGATTACCGTCATAGATAATAGTTGGAATCTTTACTTCCCGAATAAACGAGAAGTAAAGTTCCAACTCTTCCATGTTCGGCAGACGGTCAAAAAGGTCACCACCAATAATGTGCATATTACACTGTTGCTCCAAAGAATAAATCTGTTGGAAAAATAATTTGTAGCGATTTAATGCCCACTCACGTGGAACATTTTTTTGACCCAGCTTTAAATGCCAATCTGCCGTAAAAAGAATCATGTAATAGCAAACTCTTTATCTAGTGCTTCTTCGTCAATTTCATTTGTATCTACTTCTCGTACACGATCAAGCAATTCTTTTTGAGCGTCTGGAGTAGGACGAGGCATAACATCATCCATAGACTTCAAGCCTTCTACGAGGGCTAGTTCATCATCATCTAAAGCTCGAGGCTTGCACTTTAGTACTTGAAGTTGATACTCAACATTGTAAGGGAGTGGGCCTGTCTTAACACGCTTGAACTTAACGTCCCAGCCTGTATCAGAATCAGTAGGATCGCCTAAATCTTCAGCAGCAGTAAGGATTTGCTCCCACAGCTTCTTCTTCAGATTGACAATCTTGACTTCGCCATTGTGAATGCCTTGCATTACATAGCTCCATCCACACTTCAGATCGGGGTAGTATTCACGGACCCAATCTTTCTCTTTGTTATTAAACCGCTCTTCATTACGGTCAAAAGAAAGACACTCCAGAGGAATATTCTTATCATTTTCACCTGTAATCCAATAAACGTATCGAGCGAGAATGTCGCCAACGAGACGAATAGAGTTATCACCATCTACATAGCTGTAGCTACTGATACTTGATTTTTGAGCAGAGCCCTTTGATTTGTTAAAGCTTAGTGCCATTTTGTTTTCTCCTGTGGGACTTCTTCGTATAAAAAATGAAGTTTATCATCTTCGATATAAAGTAGCCTATCGTTTGTGTTATCTAAATGTTGAAAGGGATCTATTGGGAGTTCCAAAAGATCTAGTGTAATATCGCCAGAGGCGAAGTATTTCCCTAAGGAGCGCATACTTGCTAATGCTAAGTATATTGCAATATCCTGTCGAGAGTGTCTAAACGAGTTGTATAAAAGAACATCGGGATGTATAAGAAAAGATTCACCAGTAAAATTTATTTCATAATACTTGTAAATCGGATCATACTTATTCCGAGGTATACTATCCCTGACTAACATTTCAAATATTGT